AGCGCTGGTAGGTAAGGCGGTTGTACCAGAGGGATGGAAACTGGTGCCCGTTGAACCGACAAAAGAGATGGTAGCGAAGATGCGTTATCACAATGGCGGATATGACAAGCACATCAAAAATGGTTATGCCGCCATGCTCGCAGTAGCGCCTGAGCCATGCAAATAACCCGCGACGACATCCAGGTCATAGCAGCCTACATCGGCACTCCTTACTTCCTCAGCATCGAAACACTCACTAAACAATATCTCAATTCCAGCCTGTTAATTGCTTTGGAAGCGATTAGCCGCGCGAGGTATTGAGCGGAGAATCGTCATGATAACCAAATTGCAAATAATGAAATGGTTCGAAATGAACCGGAAAGGAACCGTTAAGCAACTCGTAGAGGAACTTGGCGGCAAGGGCGAGCGCGTAGCTACGGTCATCTGCGGCTTGGTGAAAGAGGGCGTGTTAACTCGCTCTGCAAGTGCCGGCATGGGTACGCGCTGCCGCATGTATGAGCTGAGCGAGGGGAAAACTAATCGCCAGCGCATCCGCGAATACGTCACTGAGCATGGTCCGGTATCGTCTCGCCAGGTATCAGAGGGTACTGGTCTCGATATGGGTGCGGTGCAGCGAATACTCCGTGATGAGCACGACGCAGGGCGACTAGAGCGCTACAGCTCTGAGAAATGCAGCGAGCACCAGGGCTCATTCCTCTATGTGACAGCGCATGAGTTATGCCAGTTCGGATGCTCTAACCACCTGACGGCGTTTATCAATCAGCAGCTGCGCGCTGTCCGGCAGGAGATGCGGGCATGAGCATCATAATGCTGGTATTCATCGGCCTGTGCTTCATGTTCGCGGCCATCGTTCAGCGGGATGGCCTGATGTTCACTGACGCGCTGATTCTGCTGTGCAGTGCATTCGTATTGGCTAAAGAGGATAAGCCACGTGGATAAGAGCAGAGAGCAGTTTTTAGAATCATTTGAAGAAATGACTGGTTGGGAATTTGAAGATTACCCAAATAAATCAGAACGCGATTTCGCATGGGAAATGTGGCAGGCATCCCGCGTAGCGGCTGAAGTAGAAATCCCGGGGGTCGAAAAGTGGCGCTCACCAGAAGCGGTAAGGGCACAAAGGGCGATGTTGGTGCTTGTTAAGCAAGCTATTAGTGACTCCGGTCTCAAGGTTAAGGGGGAGTGATGAGCGCATCGGTTTTTGTCGTAAGCATCCGCGGATTCGAGGGTGAAATGGAGGCGGTGGCTGCATTCACCACGGCCAGTAAAGCAAACAAATATCTGAAGGGCCAAGAAATCACCTCATGGGCAATTGAAGAGCTCACACTTGACGAGGAATGCCATGAAACAAACGATATTTCTCAGAAGTAAGCAGCATCAGCAGTCAGCAATAAACACCATCCTCGCATCACCCATCGACACCGACCGCCCGGTCACAATCAGAATCACCGAATACAAGCGCAATCTTGACCAGAACGCGAAATTTCACGCGCTACTGGCAGATATTGCTGCGCAGGTTCAGTGGTGCGGCAAGTGGCTGCGGCCCGAGCAGTGGAAGGTGTTGCTGATTAGCGGTCACGCGGTGGCGACAAAGCAAGAGGCGGAAGTTGTGCCTGGCCTTGAGGGTGAATACGTTAACATCCGCGAGAGTAGCGCTGAAATGAGCGTTAAGCGCATGTCCAGCCTCATTGAGTACACAGTAGCCTGGGCGACCGGCCAGGGCGTCAGATTCACTGACAGGAGGTATATGTGAGGCGACAGCGACGAAGTATCACCGACATAGTCTGCGAAAACTGCATCTACCGCGTTACCCACCGAAAGAAACGAAAGCCAGAAGTATCCCCGTCCGACATAAAAACCTTCGCGTATACCTCTCACCTTCACGATGTGATGTGGGAGCGCCTGCGCGCCAGGAGGAAACATGAGTAGCGCCCAGGAATATTACGACCGCCTGAATGACCTCATGGAAGACATGGCGTCGGATGAAGTAGATCCGATGGACCTGATATTCAGCATTGTCATGGAGTACTCGGAAGAGTTACTCGAATCCGAAGACGACAAGACGCTGAAGATTGAATACGACGACAAGTTGCTGGTTATCACCATTGAGCCAGTCGACGGCACAAACACAGCGAGGCTGCACTAAATGCTAACCAGTGAACAGTCCAGACAGTATGAGCGTGAGCGGATAGTCGGCGCTCTCTGCGCAGGATGCAGCAAGCAGCTGGAGCCGGATGAGGTATACGCATGCGGCGAGTGCATCAACGAATGGCTGGTATATCGAGACCCGAACGGAGATATCACAAATGACGATATTCAGGAGCAATAAATGGCTTCAGGCAGTCAGGGAGATAGATTGCTGCGTTCTGTGTGGCCGGTATGGAGTTCAGGCTGCGCACCGAAACGAAGGGAAGGGAATAGGCCTCAAGGTAGATGACAGCTTAACAGCGGCGCTATGCCCGTCATGCCATGAGCGCATCGACAACGGCAAAGACCTCAGCCGGGAAGAAAGGCGCTCTGAAATGGACCGCGCCATCGTCCTGACGCTGCAAAAGCTGACGCGAGAAGGGAGGGTAACGGTGCGATGAGCGAATACCGAATAGCCCTGCCATGGCCGCCTTCCAATAATCGGTATTGGAGGCACTCACGAGGCATCCACTACATTAGCGATTGGGGTAAGCGATACCGACGAGAAGTAATCGAAATCATTCAGCAGCACAAGTTAGACATCAAGATCCAACCCCGCATCAGAATCACCATCCACGCAGCACCTCCCGATAACCGCAAACGCGATTTGGACAATCTACCCAAAGCCGTTTTTGACGCACTCACAAGTGCGGGCTTCTGGCTGGATGACGGTCAGGTAGACGATATGCGCATCAAGCGCTGTCAGGCGGTTAAAGGTGGAATGCTTGTTTTGGTGGTGACCGAGTTGGGAGGGAAGTTACCCGACATTGCAGAATTGATGGAGGCAGCATGAAACCAGTTTGCAAAATTGAAGGTTGCGGCCGTGAATGCCGGTATATGGAACAGCAGGTGTGCCAAAAGCATTATTTCAGGATGATGCGATATGGGACATACGAGCTCACCAAGCATGGAAAAGGAAAGGGATTATCTACTAACGCCAAGGGGTACGTGATGATTAAAGAGCCATCTCATCCACTGGCAATGAAAAATGGCTTCGTGTACGAGCATAGAAAGGCTGTGTACGCAAAGCACGGCGATCAATTGCCGCCATGCGAATTATGCGGCAAATCTGTAACCTGGGCGAATGCACACATCGACCACAAGGATGAGCAGGTCAACAACAACCATCCAGATAATCTTAGGGTTTTGTGCAACGCCTGCAACGTAATGCGAGCACGTGTTCATATCCCTTCCCATACCAGAAAAACCAGCCATGCCATTACCTTCAACGGGGAAACCAAAACCCCTGCTGAATGGTCACGCGACCCAAGAGTAAGCATCGCCGGAAGGACGATTATGTTCAGGCTCAATAAGGGAATGAGTGTAGAGCAGGCGCTATTCGGAGAAAAGCTTACACATCGATCTAAGAAGGCAAATGGCTACCAGCCCAAATACGGCGAGTATCAGCAGAAGCTTAAAGACCTGCGCAATTCTCGCGAGGAGGCCGCATGAGCAGAATCCAGTACCCAATGAGCACAGCCGCAGTTTTCGACGACATCGTTTATCCAGTTAGCTTCAACGGGCCCGATTCAATCCGCCAGGAAATTGAAGGCGCAGTGAACTGGTTTTGCCGGTGGTGCAATGAAGAGAGCGCGGTCGTCAGGTCAAAGATGCTTGTCAGTTGCTGGGGCGCATATCTGAACCATGACCAAGTTATGTCGGAGGCCGCATGAGCGAAGTAAACAGAGAGGTCTGTGAGGAATATCTGGATGCCCTGGTGACGGTGGAGTTAGCCGCAAAGCTGGCGCAGAAAGACGGCCGCAAAATTAACGCGGCAATACGCGCAACGGTGAGTGCCTTGCTGCCACGCCTGAGCGACAGGAAAGTGCGCGGCATATTCACCGGCCTTGCGCGCCAGCCATTCCCTGATGGCGCACTAAAGATGCTGCGCCGACAACTCGATTCAATGGTGGGGGAGCCAGTATGAGCCAGGTAACTAACATCGCGCTTGCATATCAGCGGCAGAAAGACCGGGAGATGCTTGAGGCTATCGAGTGGCAGCTTAACAACGTTCATGAGACCGAGAAGCGCCTGATGGAAATGCGCCGGGAGTTGGTAAACCGACTCGGCATCAACAAGCCTGATGGGGGAAGCGCAGCATGACGGTACGCGAACTGAACCTTACCAAAGAGCAGCACGACTGGATTAATGGCTGGCTTGAACTGTGGGGCGCATGGGTTTATTCAGGTCGCCTTGAGAAGCGCATGAGCAGCGTTATCGCCAAGTTCATGGAGAGCGTAGAGCCGGGAAGAATTATGACCAGGCCAATGTGCAATGATGATGATGGAATGTTGATTTCTCAGGTCGTCGATTCCGTCATGCGCATTGATAAAAAGGCTTTCGGCATTCTTCTCAGCTACTACGCTCATGGGTCATCTAAATACTCCATATCATCCTACTATCACAAGGTCGCAAGTCCCCGCAAAATGATGCGTGGCGGTGGCGAGCGCCTGTCTAAACCTTCACTGGCTACCTGCCGCCGCGAAGTTGATGACATCCTGAAAGCGTCACTGTTCATTTTGTACAATCCGCTCGAACATGCTTTTAAAACTCGCAAACGTGTAGAGAAAGTGAAGCGAGTCGCATAAAACGTGTTGACATCATTGAGCAAATGAGCAATGATATTCGCATAAGCTGCCGTTAGTGACTCTTAAGTTACTGCGGCGGCTTTTTTATTGGCGAAATTTGGCAAGGGCATTAGGCAGACGGCAATCCGTATCCCCCGACTAGCAAAGATGCGAAAGGTTGATGTGGAATTGTGACGACGCTCGTCAGTGCTCTTTCCAGTTTTCGTCACGTTAGCGACTTTGCGGGCTTTTTAGAAACTGACCACAAAGATAAATGCAAACGATGAACAATTCCTGGCAGTAGCCTAACGGCCAAACACCAGTGAGGTCTTCCGATTCCTCATCAATTAATTCGGCGCACTGGCCCGGTGTGATTAATAACTGGCGCCAGCACCCGAACCGGTTTGCGAGCCGAGTCAGGTGCTGGCGACGATTACGCTTTCTTACTTTCTGCAAGAAGATGAAGAGCCTTAGTCACTACTGCTGCCTGTGAGTCTCCAGTCTCTTCGGCGAGGCGCTCTAATAGCGCGATAGTGTCAACGTGAAGCTTGATCCCTTTAACCTTTACGCCGCGCTTCTCATCGCTACGCTTCTGAATGTCTGATATTGACTGTGCCATGCTCCAACCTTATATTTTGAGTTATGGGTTGGAGGGGATTTCTCCCCTCCGCCTGATTTCACTGTTAGTAGGCCGGGCAGCTTACGATTAACAGGATAATCAGGATGATGATTAACTTCATCATAACCCTTTCCTCATGTTGGGCTCCGCTTCGGTGGGGCCCTTCCCGTTTCAGCGTCTTGCTGATGAAATAAATTATAGGTTAACCTATATCATCAGGCAAGCACTATTTGCTGAAAAATGAAAATAAATTCAAAGCCTTGCTTAAACGCAGGGTTTTTCTATTTCCACAACAGGTAAGGGCATTGGCGTCACCGACTCCGCGCTAACCACCATAGTCGATATAGTGGCAGTGCTCTTTCCGTTGTGGTGAATGCGCAGGCTGATGCGCTGGCCGCCGAGGTACACCTTCTGTTGCGTAACCTGGTGAGAGTAAAACTAGCGATATGCCGATGTGTTTCTCATCGAAATGAAGGAAAGTCGGAGATCAGCACCGGCCACCACATTTAGATATTCTCTATCGCAGGTAAATCACGGCGAGGGCTATAAAGCTTTCCGTCGATAACCACGCATCCCATGCTGATCCACTTAGTTACCTGCTGTGGTGCAACGCCACAGGCAGAAGCGAAATCTGCCTGGCTGGAGTAGTTCTTGTCGATATAGTCTTTAAGCGGCATAGAGACCTCAATCAGTATTCAGCAAAACACTTCTCGACGAAACGTTCGCTTTCTTCGTCCACTGATATAGCTTCTTCAAACGCCACGTCATATCCGAGAGACTCGGCTTTGCGCTGAACGAAAGCGAAGAAATCTTTCGCCTCTTCTTTGCTCATGTCGAAACGTGAATCCGGTGCGTAGGTGTTAATAGTGATAGTGGTCATGGCATTCGCTCCTGTTAAGATGGTGGGATGATAAACCAAAATGGTTTATTTGTTATGACGTGAATCACAATATCCATACTAATTTTGAGGCTCGCTTCGGCGGGCCTTTTTCGTATTAGGCCACAGGCAATCAATCACAGATGAACCCTCGCATCCGATGCCTCGCTGGCCTTTCCTAACTACACCACAGCACTTCCCCTGATGGAGAGGTGTGAGATGTCACATATGAGCAAATTAGCTTCTGGCGCAGCTTATGGCGCATCTGCCGGGACGGTGGCTAATGGGTTGCTAACCCGGCTAAGTCCTGACGAGTGGAGCGCAGTAGGTGTAATCGCCGGTATTGTCGTGGCGCTACTGACGTTCGGTATCAACTGGTATTACAAACGCAAAACCACGCTGGCGCAGATTCAGGCGTACGAGCGATGGCCTTCCGCAGCTGGGCAGTTATCAAAGGAGGACTAACGATGGCTATCCCGTCCTCACTGAGAAACAAACTGATTGCCGCAGCGGGTGCGGGCTCGATGGTTATCGCCACGATATTCATTGGTGGCAAGGATGGCGTAGAGGGTCGCAAGTATCAGGCCTATAAAGATGTCGCTGGCGTCTGGACTGTCTGCGACGGCCACACTGGCAACGACATTATTCGCGGCAAGACCTACACCGACAAGGAGTGCGATCGCCTCCTTTGGAAAGACCTGCAACCGGCCAAAGCCACGGTAGACAAACTGGTTAAGGTGCCGCTGAACGAATACCAGCGCGCCTCGCTTTACAGCTTCGTGTTTAACGTCGGAAGTGATGCCTTTGCCAAATCGACGCTGCTACGCAAGCTCAATAAGGGTGACCAGGAAGGGGCCTGTGAAGAGATGCGCCGTTGGGTCTATGCAGGCGGTATGAAGTGGAAGGGATTGCAGAACCGGCGGGAGATGGAGCGCTCCATGTGCCTGGCGGAAAGTGAAAATGAACTTTAAC